GTTTTTTGTTAGTTTGCTAAGATCTATATCTATCTCACAATTATTTCCGGAACATGCCAAATTTTCACTTAAATCAGTATTATCATCCAATTCTACCACTTTAGTTAAATCAATATTGTGTAATGTCTTAAGTAAATTTTCATAAGTCGTTTTATCACAATCCTCAAATGGTGCTTGTTTGTAAGTATGGTTTGAGTAAGGTAATACGGATAATCCGTTATAATAGTCTCTATTATCCCACATCCACTGACCAACTAAATCCCATTCATTGTCTTTGATAGAGATTGTAGCGGATACATTATGTGTGTTGGATCCTGTTCTGTGACCACTTCTAACCCATTCGTGTGAAACCTTTTTAACACGTTCAAGTAATTGGAATACGGATTCTGTTCTAACAATAGCTCCTTCTGGTGCCTTTTGTGGAATAGAAATAACAGCCGTATCATGTGGTCTAAAGTATTCATCCTCTAGTAATTCAGGGTGGTAAATAGATAAGTAACTATAGATAGCCTCGTTCTTACCAACACGAACACGTCTAACATAGTAATCATTGTGCCATGCGTGAATACCTGAAGATGTACCTAATACTAATGAAGAAGTACCTGAAGGTTTAACTGTAGTAGTTCTAGCTGCCTTATTAATACCTAATAAACCTGCCACTCTTTCATTTTCTTCTTTAGATATTTTTGCTGCCTTCTTCATGTCGTAACCCAATACAACACCTGAACCAATACCTGTCATACCAACACCTATGAGAGCGTCTTTCTCAGTTGTACGTTTCCATACATCTCTTAAGTAGTGGAAATCAGTGTAACCAGCCTGTAATGTACCAATGAATGTTGCCGCTTTAACTCTCTCTTCGAAATCTTCTTGAGATGTAATATCTGAAGCGTTTACCTCACATAAGTTACAAAACTGATAAGGACGTAATGCTATCTCACAACAATTTCCAGTTACAACTTTAGATATCTGAAAACAGTGTGTTTCGTCATAGACAGATATATCCCAAACATTTTCCTTAATGTTTGTTAGTTCTACCGATTCTACTTCTATCTGTTTAGGGTCAACAATATTATATCTGAATTCATAAGAATCTAATATATCTTGTTTATATTTATTACTTAGTTTAAATAAATTTCTGAAATGTTTAATAGACGCTCCTTCACAAATTTTTAAATCATACCTATCAAATTCATTATCATAGCCATCTAATTTAGATTTTTTATGTTTAATTTTTGTTTTAACACCATAAAAACCTAATAACTCGGAAACATCATCAATTAATTTTTTATGACTAGAAGTTAATGTTATTCTTTTTTGTGTTTTAGAAATATTACCATCTGAACTAAATAAGCCATCTATTAGACCTTTTCTATATTCTTCGGAACCATTCTCCCAAACGGCTTTAGGTAAACCAACATTTTTATCCACAATACCAAAGTTTTTTATATAGGTATCAACTTGTTTATTATTAATACCTATCTCTTTAGTTTTAGTATCCACCAAAATTATTTGCATTTCTTCTTCATGGTTTTCAAATTCTTTTCTAAATCTTTTTTTGAAACTTCCATTAAATTCTGGGACGTTTGTTTTAATAGTGTTAATTAACCTTTCAGATATGTTAGATTTATCATCTAAGTCAGAAACTATCATACCATATTCTGAATATTCTTTTCTATTTGTTACCCATCCGTCACCAATTAACCATCCTGATAAGAAACCATCTTCATAATTACCTAAATCACCGTCAAATAATTTAGATTCCCTTAAAATTGGTAGTTTATCTCCAGATACTAAATCAGGGGTTTTAACTTTAATATATTTAGTTCCGTCCCATACAGGCCATTCGTGTTCTGGTGTTGCAAAATATTCATGTCCATCACTTAACGTTAATTTCCATAATTGTTTATCCACACCAGATAACCAACATTTAGCCTCACTAATTTCACCATTTAAGTTTTTAACATAAAACTTTTTATCCTGTAAATCTTCAATAGGAAATATACCTTCTGTTGTTAAAACTTTTGTACCGGCTCTCAGTGATGGGTTAGTCCCCCAATCTTTATCGTTAGATAAGTAGATACCAGGTTCACCTGAACCACTTAACTCAATACGTTTCCAAATGTCCATAAAATATTCTTTGGTGATTTTATGTCTCATTAAAACAGCTGAGTTGTTAGCTCTACCTCTCTGTGGATTTAATTCCCACCAATTACCTGATTTACATGCCAACATTTCATCATCATCAGCTGAAAATAATGAAATTAAAGCCGCTCTACGAATACCACCAGCTAAAACTGCATCAGCGATAAAACATACAATATCATGAACTTCAATTGGTTTTAATTTATCACCGTCATTTTTTGTATCTAAAATCTTTTTAATGTTATGGATACAATCTTTTAGAGGTTGAGGTCCTGGTGCCTTTCCACCTGATGTTACTAATCTTGCACCTTTAGGTCTAACATCAGAATAATCGAATATAGGGGTGGAAGATTTAGAACCAAAATACGATTCAATCAAAACTTTGATAGCGTCAGCCCATCCTTCAATAGAGTCACCGATAAGGTATCTTCTAGTTCTATTTGTGTTTGGTTTTTTAATTTCTGGTAATTTATCAACATGATGTCTTTGTACCGAATAACCAACCCCTGTACCACCTAATAGTAAAAACATCGCTTCAGCGAAAGAATCCGTATGGTCAATTGGCATGTATGCACAATTGTAAATTCTGTTCGGTGAAATTTCAATTGGTTTTCCGCCAAATTGAAGACTTCTCATTGAGGGTAAAACTTTTTTATCATATACTAATTTATATACCTTTTCAATTTCATCTTTAATTTGTGGATATTTTTTTTGGTGCATTTCTTTATTTCTTGTCACCAATTCTTCCCACGTTTCTCTTCTGTTTAACTCAGGAACATACTTAGCGTATTTCATGTGGACTGTTATGTCTGAGAGTATTTTACTTGAAATCTCCATTTTTAATAATTTTTTAGAAAATTTGTAATTTTTTAATTGTTTTGTTTTTGTAACTCTTTTGCTCTTTGTATTCTATCACGTGTATGTGCTTCTTTTTTCTCCTCTTGTTTCTTTTCGTACCCTAAGAATGTGTTTGAGGATTCTGTGTCTATATACACCCTACCGTTATCAAATGTACAGTCTTCGAATACAACACCATCACGACCAAAACGTGATTTTAAGACTGCTATTGTAGCTCTACCAGATTCTTTTTGTGGAAGAGTTCTTGCTATTGACATAATGAAGTGTCCGATTTGAGCTTTCTTAATTGAACCTCCCATTTGGTCACCTGTAACAACATCGGAACTAATAGAACTTCTATTACCCTGTACTGCTGTCCAACCTACCATACCAAATTCACTTAACATAGATTCAAAACCTCTCATAACGTTACCTTCACCAGACCATTCATCACTATACTGACGTGTTGATTCAACACAATCGATATAGTCTAAAATTATCATGTCAGGTTTAAAACCATTAGAAATTTCATGTCTAACAAAAGATTTTATTGTTTGCATGGTTGTTCCCTCAGATGAAAATTTTCTAATTTTGAGGTCATTGTTACGGTTAAAAGTTACTTCTTTGTGTTTAGCTAAAACTTCTTCTTTTCGGTCAGCTAATTCATTTAAATTAATACCTGACCAACACGCTAAATGTTTTCTTTTAATAACATCAGGCATGTCTTCAAATACTATTTGTAAAACATTATAACCTTCATTGTAAGCCGTATTAGCTAATTTTGTTAATATGGTGGTCTTCCCAATCCCGTATGGGGCTAAAATAACACCTAACTCACCTTTAGACAAACCACCATCGGTTAAATTATCAATACCACTTATTCCTGTCGGAATTGGGTGTCTAAAGTCTTTTTCTAACACTGCTTCAATGTTTTCGGTGATGGAAGTACCGTCATCTTTTTCGGAACCTACAGCTAAAGCTTCTCTTAAAATTTCAGCACAAGTTTCATAGTTGTCAAACTCACCATTATCAACAATCTTGTTAATTTTTTCATTGGCTTTTTTAAGTTCTTGTTGTCTACAGAAATTTAAAGCTTTACCCTGAATAAATTCCCAATCTGTTACAACCAAATTACGAATTTCATTTAACATTTCAAATACATAGTCCTGAGTTACTTTGTCTTTAATCTCCATTCTAAAAATGGTTTCTAAAGTGTCGTAAGCTGGAACTTTTTCGTACTTCTCATAGTAGTCTTTAATTTGGGCTACTATGAGACGAAAATATTCATTATCGAAATACTTGGCGTGTACAATGTCGATAATTCTGTCAGAAAATTTTTTATTCGCTGGATGTAAGAGTTGGTTAATTAATTCGGTTTGAAACTTATAACCGAGATACCCTAATGTAACATTTTTACCCATCTTCTTACTTTGTATATTCATAAATAGTGATTACAATTTTATGCTTGCGTATTCCACAGTAAAATTTTCTTGACCTAATGTTTCTTGAATACGAGATATAATCTTAGAAATTAATTCACGAATATCAACACTATATCTAACTCTTTGTGGGTAAACATTACCAGTAAAACGTTTAGCTATAATAGTTTTTTCATCTATTCTAATTTCAAAATCAAAAATATCTTCTTTTTCATAGATTGGTGTTCTGTTAATTTGTTCTTCTGTTTGTTTTTCGTATGGGTTAAATTGGTTCCATAAATAATCTATGGCTTTTTCTTTTAGTTGTTCTTGTATCATACCTGTACAATCATCCACACAGTCGTATAAATCTAAAGAGTTTACCGATTTGGTGTTAAAATTTTTTACAGAAAAGTAACGTTGGCAAATAATATTGCCATTAATCTTTAATAAGAATTCAAATTTTTTCATAGTTTTGAGTTTTTGTAGTTTGTTTTTTCTTTTTTGGATAGTTTTATAAAGGGTTCTAAAAAATTTACATAACCATTTTCACCACCAGGTATAGCGTACATAACACCGTCTTCAAACATCATTTTTAATACGTTTTTATAATCACGACCTTCGGGGTTTAATGGTAAATTAATAAGATTTAAAACTTCTTCTTTAGCCTCATCCGTTAAAAGTGGTTGTTGTAGATCTATTATTATTTTATTTATTTCATATACATTACCTTTGTGACATCCTTTAGTTTTACCTTCCAATATTGATTCAAATATCTTTAAATTTTT